TAAGATGAACGTAGAAAATTTAATTAGGAACAATGTGGGTATAGCCGAACACTCAGATTACATAGCAACCATTTCTAAAGAAGTAGAAGAAGTTGCAAAGTATGACGAGATGTTACAAATGCTTGACAAACATTTTAAGGAGTAACTCGTGCCTGAAAAAGACGTACTTGAAAAACTAAATGCTATGCACACAGATGTACTATTAATACATCAGGACTTATCAACAACTAAACATGAAGTCGAAGAACATGAGTTAATCCTTAGAGGAGAATCTAAGATGAATGGTTTAGTAGGTGATGTTCGTAATATACAAACAGCTCAAGCTACTTCTAATCGACTTTGGATTTTTATGGTTTCTATTACTGGAACTGTAATTGCATGGTTAGGGTTATCTAAATGAGAAAAACAAGAAATCAATTAGTAATAGACTTACTGACAAATAAAGATAATCTACATCGACTTATAATTATCGAATGGTTTGATCCTTATGACGATAATGACGAAGTAACTGTTGGGAATCTTAATGTAAAAAAAGCTTTATATGAATCTTGTGGTTTTTTGATGGGAGTTTCAAACGATCATGCGGTTATTGGTTATAATAAAGACATGATTGAAAAAGGTAAATACAAAGGATGTGGTTATATACCCATGTCTTTAATTACTAACGCACATTTAATGGATAGGAATTGCTAATGGAAAAGATTATTAAACCTGTTATAAAACTTATTGATAGCTTTATGCCAGGATATAAGACGTATTTTATAATGCTTATGGGAGTTATGATGTGTATATGTCAAATGATGGGGTATCATGCGTTTACTCCTGAGACTTGGGCATTAGTAGGTATGACAGGTGGTATCACTTGGAAACTAGGTAAAGATCGAGTTAAACGAAAATAACATGGGTATCATAGGTTTACTAAAGGCTATCTTTCAGATAGCCCTATGGTATCTTAAAGGAAAACCAGAACGTGAACGTATTAAAAACAAGGAACAATTTGATAAAGCTATTGCAGATGGGGATGCTTCTCGTATTACCCTTCTTTTTAGTAAACTGCACGACAGAAAGAGCAGTCATAATTCCTAGTGATATGACGATAACCAAGATAGACGAGCACCACTATAAGGTATCAGATGCTTGGCTACATAAACAATATAATCTCTTAAGGAGCTGTGAGAATGGACGATAAAAGTTCTGAAAAGGATTTAGGAGAACTACATGGTATCCTTGCTAAAACACTCAAAGCAAAAATTATGTCGGGTGATGCTACACCAGCAGATCTTAATGTGGCCCGCCAGTTTCTTAGAGACAATCATATTGAGTGTAATGGTTCTAATAATCTGGATATAAAAAGTTTAATAGAAGAACTTCCTTTTGATGAAATCCCAAAAAAGCCAGCTAGAGCTAATTAAAGCTGATTTTAGGAACTTTCTATATCTAGCATGGAAACATTTAGCTCTCCCTGAACCAACCCCAATACAATATGACATAGCTGATTACCTCCAAGGTGGACCTAAGAGACTCATCATTCAAGCTTTTAGAGGTGTAGGTAAGTCTTGGATTACTTCAGCATTTGTCGTATGGAAACTTTTAGTAGACCCACAGTTGAAATTTCTAGTGGTGTCTGCATCTAAACAGAGGTCTGATGATTTCAGCACGTTTACAAAAAGAATCATTAACGAAATGCCAGTTTTACAACACTTACGAGCACGAGAAGATCAACGTAACTCCAATGTGGCCTTTGACGTTGCTCCTGCTCGTGCTTCCCATGCTCCTTCTGTCAAGTCTGTTGGTATTACTGGGCAGATTGTCGGTAGTCGGGCTCACATTATAATTGCAGATGATGTCGAGGTATTATCTAATGCTTTGACTCAAGTCATGCGAGATAAGCTAGGTGAAGTAGTAAAAGAGTTTGATGCTGTAGTTATGCCTAAAGTTGGACGTATTGTTTACTTAGGTACACCACAAGTAGAAGAATCTCTCTATAGCAGCTTACAGTCCAGAGGATACGAATGTCGTATATGGCCTGCTAGGATGCCCGATAGTCGATTAAAAGAATTCTATAGTACCAAACTGTCTCCTTTCATAAATCTCCTTCAGAAAGCCACTGGAGAGCCCACAGACCCACTTAGGTTTGATGACTTAGATTTAACTGAACGTGAGTCCTCCTATGGTAAATCTGGTTTTGCTCTCCAGTTTATGCTGGATACTTCAGGAGAGGACGATCAGCGTTATCCGCTTAAACTCAGGGATCTACTTGTAATTCCTCTAGATTCAGACCAAGGGCCTGGAAGGGTGCTTTACGCTAAAGATGAGCTCCTGGATCTGCCTGCTGTGGGTTTAACCGGAGATTACTTCTATAAGCCTTTTGAAGTCTCAAAGGATTACTATGAGTATACCGGAGCAGCACTCCATCTAGATCCTAGTGGTAGAGGAGCTGATGAAACAGGTTATGTTGTTACTAAACTATTGAATGGTAAGATCTTTGTGTTAGCTGTTGGTGGACTTAAAGGTGGCTATGATCGCGGTACATTAACTCAGTTAGCCAAAATAGCTCAACAGTACAAGGTTAACACCATAGAAATAGAAGCTAACTTTGGTGATGGTATGTATACTGAGTTGTTTAAACCTGTACTTAACCAGTATCACCAGTGTCATGTAGAAGAAATAAAACATTCTAAGCAAAAAGAAGCAAGAATTATAGATATATTAGAACCTATAATGAACCAACATAGACTTGTTATAGATCTGGATGAAGCCAGAAATGACTATGAGAATTCTAAAGAAGAACCTCGTAGACAATTATTCTATCAAATGACTCGACTTACACGAGATAAAGGGTCACTTCAGTATGATGATAGAATAGATGTCTTAGCTATGGGAGTAAACTATTGGGTAGAACAAATGGCTGCTGATGAAACATTAGCGTACCATGAGAGAAGAAATGAACAATTTGAAGACAACATCAAATCTTTTATGTCTACAGTAGATCAGTCATATGAAGATGAAAATGTTTGGATAAAGGTATAATACATTATGAGTAAGCTTGGAAAAGTTATAGGTGTTGCATTTATGGGACAAACCTACAAGAAGATGTTTTCTAAAATTGATCAAAAATTCGGATCAAAAGCTATGCCCCATAAAAGAAAATATACAAAGGCTATGCGGGTGTTTGAAAACCGTCATTTAGTACCTTCTCAAGTAGGAATATTTAGTAATAAGATGCAAGCAACTCTTGATAAACAAACATCCAATGTTGGTCGGCCTCAACAAAATATTGGTCAAGCTTCAGGATTAGCAATACGTCAAAAATCTTCTAGACGTTCAATAACTCGATCTAAACCGAGAGGTAAAGCACGAGCTCAAGCACGATCTAAAAGACGATCTTTTGCTAAATGACTTGGTTACTTATAGTAATTTTTCTAAATCTTTCTGTAGTACCTCCTCATATTGAACATGGAGAAATAGTCGGTAGTTTTCAAAGTGAACAAGCTTGTATTAAAAAACAAAAGGAATTTATAGATCAAAGTAGAGAACAGAATATTGAAGTTCCTGAAAATTTAAACGTAGGATGTATACCATTTAAAAGGAGTATAATGTAAAATGCCTGCACCTTTATTAGCACTTGCTTTACGATTAGGAATTAAAAAAGCAGCTCAAATAGTTAAAGACAAGGGATATAAATTTCTTCAAAGAAAAGTTAATAAAGCTTTAAAATCCAAAACTAAACAACAAGAATCTGCTGAAAGAGCTTATAAAGGCAAGAGTCCAAAGAGAAAACAAGAACAAGTAAGACAACGAAAGAAATCTAAAGTTGACTCTGGTTTATCTATTAAAAAGTATCCTAAACAATGAGAATCCTAGATAAGAAAGATAAGTATGAGATTGAATCACAAGTAGTAAACAAAATGTTTCGGGAAGATAAGCGTTACCGAACTAAAATAATTCCTAACAAAAAAAAGGAGTACAAGTATGACAAGCAAAATTCGAGGGGATATAGGTTCCAGGGACTTCAATACGAGCCTTGGGAGACGTAATCCTACACCTCCAGCTAAAGATACCTCACCGATGACCGTTAAACACAAAGGAGTACATAAAGTCTCCACTCGATTCCCTTATGATTCATCCAAGGGAGAAATTCGTAACCATAAAGGACTATAAACCATGCCTAAACTCAAAGGATACAGGAATCCTAAGCCTAAACCTAAAATGACTAAGCGTAAACCCAAAGCTAAACCTGTTAAACTTAGGACTTATTAGCTAATAGTTGACTATTGCCTCCTAATAGGGGGCTTTAGTTGGCTGTAAGTAGGGTTATATGGACAAGAACGTCCAATGGGAAGGCGGTGGGATGGATGTAGTGATCCGCTTGATTGATCCAGAGGAAGAATTAGCAGAGTTTCTCTATCAATGCGATGAATACTTTGAGGAAGTTCAAGTTGACCAAAAGTTTTGTTAGAAAAATGTGAATGGGTATCGCTTAGGGGCGCAGAAAAAAAATTCCCCCTGCCGACCCTTCATATATACACAGCGCGACTCATTGTTGACTCATTGTTGACTAAAAGTTTTCAATAAGTGGGTGGTGGTGGTGGTGGGTGTCTCTTTGTTGTG